AGATTATATGTTATTGTTTATTAGCGATTATTAGATTGTTTTCTTTTTTTGTATGTAGGAGTTTACATAAAAAATTTTTTAAAAAAAGTAGTAACAATATTATTTAAAGAAAAGATTTTTAAATTAATTAAGACCTAAGATACACCGAGAAGTCTGAGAAGGTTTTTAATTAAATCTTCTCGGGGTTTTCTTTTGGTCTTTATGTTTTGGTGTGTTGTACGTGTATGTAGATTAGTTTTGTATAGTCGGGAATATGTTATATATGTTTCTTTTTTTCTCTTTTCTTTGATTGCTTTCTTTTCTCTTTGTTTCTTTGCATACACATACACGACACATAAATATATAAAGTATTGCTATTTTATTACTATATGAATATAATATCAATGAGACAACAAGTAAGAGCAAGGCAAATAAATGAGATAAAAAACTCTATTAAGAAAAGTAAGAATAAGGACTTTAAAGCAGTTGTATTGGCTACAATGGCTAATTTAAACCTATCTCGTAGAACTGCAAGAGAATATGTAGAAATTGCTTTTTTTAAATTAGGTCTTGAAATTGGAAATTAAAGAAATCCAAGAGATGCTAAAATTAATACCAAATAACTTTCCAGTGTGCTTAGAAGATTTAGAGGAGATATTTAACCAAAATGACAGACAAACAAGTAATTCAGACACACCACATTAGTTATGAACCAGAAATAACTGTAAAACTCTATAAAGGGGAGCATTGGGCCATTACAGTGCTAAATAGAAGAAAAAAGAACATGAGTAAGGGTTTTCTTAGATGTTTAAAGGAATATATTAAAAAACACGAAAAAGATGCTGTAGATTTAGATAAAATAGAAAATGGAATATGATTTAGCTCAACCATGGTTAACTTTAGATCCCTGGCAAGAAAAAACTTTAAAAGAAAAAAGAGAGAAGAATCTCTGTATTGTTTCTGGAAGACAATGTGGAAAAACAACAGTTGTTTCTATTTTAGCTGCTGAAACAGCACTTGAAAAACCAAATCAATTTATTTTAATAGGTTCCGGAGTTATTGACCAAACAGAACACCTTTTTAGAAAAATTAAGGATTATATGTTTGCCAGACATAAAGACAAAATAGAAGGAAAGGTAACGATGCACTTCATGCAGTTAAAAAATGGCTCAAAAATACTCTGTGTGCCAATAGGAGACACTGGGGACTCTATGAGAGGTTATACTGCAACAATGATTATTATAGATGAAGCTGCATTAGTGCCAGATAGAGCATGGGATGCTATAGAGCCAGTAATCTCAGTAACTAAAGGTAGAGTTATTTTACTATCAACTGCAAAATTTAAAAAGGGCTTTTTTTATAAAGCCTACTTAGATAAAGAAAATTATTCAGTTAAAAAAATATCTGCGAGAAATTGCCCAAGACACACAAAAGAATTTTTAGATAGAAAACAAGCAGAAAAATCTCCAGTTGTTTTTGCACAAGAATATCTGGGAGAATTTGCAGATGATTATAATAGAAAATTTACAACTGAATGGATAGAAAAAGTTTGTGTAATTAACAAAGAAGATGTAGTTATTACAACTCGTTCTCGCCATGTATTAGGTATAGATGTCGGGGGAGGTGTTGGTAAGGGAGAATCTACTTTTGAGGGTTTTGACGCGACAAATAAAAAAGATGTTCATCAAGTTGTAGATATTCACTCAAACACAATCGCTGGTAAAGATATAGAGCGACAAATAAAAGAATTAAAAACTAAATTAAATTTTAGTAGAAAATCTATTGGCTATGATGGATTAGGCGAGGGTTCTGGGAGTTTTAAATACATGATGGAAGATAACGAACTAAAAAATCTAATAGTAGATTTAAGAAATTCCACTCGCCCAGTGGATAACGAGGGTAAAACTACAAAATTATTAAAAGAATTTATGTATGATGTCGTGGAAGAAATGGGTTGGAGAGGAGAATTAAAATGCTTTAATGACAGAATAATAAAACAAAGTTTCGAATCAATACAAATAGAATATAAAAGAAATGGAGAGCGGGGTTACTCTGGCTCTTACGACCATATTGTAGAAGGAATTATTAGAGCAGTATGGATGGCTACCAATAAATCTTTAAATATCCTCGCCTTCTGTTAAACATGGCTGACGCAGGACAATTCGCACAAGATGCAGACATTTTATTAAGAGTTGGAACTAATGCAAGTGCAACAGTAAAAGCTGCTGGATGGTTTGATAGTATTATTCTTGATGTTGAAGCATTTATTAATTGTGCAACAAGATATGACTGGAGTGCTTTAGATGCTGCAGCAACAATGAATGCAAGTGTTAGAGGAATTTTAGTAGAAACTTCTGCCTGTTTAGCAGCAATACAAGGAATTAATTATGATATGTCTGGCTTTACTTCAAGAGGAGAAGCAGAATCAATGATAACAGTTCTTAGAGATATTACATTAAGAAATATTCAAATCTTAAGAAATATTAAAACTCAAACATTTATAATTGGTGTAGGAGCTGCATGATGCCACACGATTTTAAAAGATTTCCAGAATTAACAAACTCACAAATGCAATTCTATTACTGGGATAGTCCTCACAAACAAATAACAGAAGATTTTACTGGAATAGTTGTAGATGTCCATGATGGAGATACCATAAAAGTTAAATGGAGTGAGAGAGAAAAACCAATAGTTGTAAGATTAATAGATATTGCTTCGCCAGAGTTAGATGAAGTTGGGGGTAAAGAAAGCCAGAGCTGGTTAGAAAAACAAATTTTAGGAGAAGAAGTTTTAGTAAATATAAATCCTCGTGCAAGAGTTGGTAAATGGGGAAGAATCTTAGGAGAAATTATACACATGGGAATAAATTTAAATCAAGCATCTATGGACTGGGGACATAGTATTTTATTTGGGGAGGAAAAATGGGCTTAGGATTTCCAGGATTATTTACACCAAGAGGTGAACTATTAGCTAATTACAATTATCAAGATATAGAAACAGGAACTGGAGTAGTTACTTTTTATGGAATAAAAGATGTTAATGATGCAAGCCACAAATTAATAGAGGAACCAGTAGACGTAGGGGGAGATTTTCTAAGCTTTAATGACCGTGATTTAGTAGCAGCGACAACAACATGGGATGAAGATGGGGCTGTAACTTTCGATACAGAAGAATTTAAAACTACAAAGGTAGTAAAAGGAATAGCTTACGCAGTTTTTGCAGTTGGGGGAGATTCTAATGATGGGGTTACAATAGCAGATTTAAAACTTGTTCATGTCTATAGTGGAGGAACAACTAATTTAACAGCAGAAATTGATTTGGTTGAAGCGACAGACGGAGACCCCTGGAATACAACTTTATTTGTTAAGTTAGGCGAGATAAGTTCAACAATTCTTAGCGCAGGAGATAAATTAAGATTATCAATGACATTAACAGTAAACTCAGGGGCTTATTTATATCACAATCCATCAAACTCAACAGTAACAATAGAAGGATTAACTAGCACAACAACAAGAATGAGTGTACATATACCATTCAAATTAAATATATAAAATGCCAGAAAATAGAATAAACTCAGCAAGTGCAAGCGATTTAACAAACGCTATGACAGACTTCTCAGTGGATAGTCAAAGCACAGATGCAGCAACAGACCAAAAAGAAACTGAATGGATGGACAATGAATTTAATAATTATCTTGGATATTACAAAGATGAGAAAACCCCAGAGATTACAGCTGTAATTGATGCAGGAGCAAACTGGACTTGGGGTAAAGGTTTTGATGCAGACCCAGAAACAAAGACAATTCTTGAAAATATGAATGGGGATGGTTTTGATACATTTAATTCTATTGGAGAAAATGGAGAGAGAGTAATGGAGTTAGGAGGAAATTTCTACGCTGAAATTATAAAAGATGAAGATGGAGAACTTATTAATTTAAAACCCTTGGACCCAGCAGTAATGAAACACATAGCAAGTGGACAAGGAATGATTATTAGATTTGAACAAATGTCTAAAAATTATCCTAAAAAAGTAGTTCATAAATTTAATCCAGAAGATATATTTTACTTACCTCGTAATAGAATAGCAGATGAAATTCACGGAACAGGAATAGCCCAGAAATTAAAATTAATAATTGATATGAAAAATGAGGCTATGGCTGACAACAGAACAGCTATGCACTGGAATGTAAAACCTCGTTGGAAACATAAATTAAAAACAGATGACCCAACTGAAATAGCAGCTTACAAAGCAAAGATGGATGCTGCAACTGGTAAAGGAGAAAATATCTACGAACCTTTTGATGTTTCAGAAAGCGAATTAATCTCAGTGCCACCAAATGCAACATTAAGCCCTATGGCTTGGATTCAATATTTAGATGATTTATTTTATCAAGTTGGAAGAGTGCCTAAAATAATTGTTGGAGGAACTGGGGGATTTACAGAACAAGCAGTAACTATTACTTATTTAGCATTTCAGCAAGCAGTAGAAAAAAGACAATTATATTGGGAAGAACAAATATACCAACAATTAGGACTTTATATTAAATTAAGAAAACCTGCAAGTGTAGAAAATAATTTATTAACAGATGCTAATAAAGATGGCGGAATGAATATAGATTCAAGCGAAACTACTGGAGGAATGAACAAATAATGGAAAAAAAGAAAAAGAAATTAAATACAAAAATTGAAGAAGGAGATTCAAGACCTATAAGTGAATATGATAAGATACTTGCAAAACAAACAAGAGGGGAAGAAACTGAAGAATTTAAAAAATTAGCTCCAGAAGTAAGAAAAGGAATGGGTCCTTCAGTAAAAGCAGGAAAAAGGGGAATAATTCCTAAAGAAGAATTTACAGGAAAACAATTTATTCCTCAATTTGAAGATACAAAAAACATAGGAACAACAACCCCACAATTCAAAGAAATACAAACTCCAGAAGAAATACAAACTCCAGAAGAAATAAGAAAAAAAGGAATTTTAGATAGAGTTGCAGGGTGGGGAGTTGCTCCAGCTGTATTTACAGCTAACTTAATTTCTGGAGGAGTTAAAGCAGTGAGTGGATATGATCTGGGAAATATTACATCAGAACAATTTGCTTCTACAGGAGTGGGAAAAGGTTTAGGTTTGGCAACTGCTACGGCTGTGGCTACTTTGGGAGGAGTTGTTATCGGACAATTAGCAGCAGGAATTGGGGGAAGTGGAACAATAAGTTATACTTCACAAGTGGGATTTAAGGCAGCTTCGCCAACAATTACAAAAGCAATAAGTGCATTTAATGCTAATC